AACTGGCTGACCGGGTCGAACGGGCAGCTGATTCCGCAGGCGTGGGACTGCGAGAACAAGCGGCGCAACTGCAACGATCTCGACGGCGTGTCGAGATCATGGAACGCGGGCGACCCGGCGCACAACGACGTCGTGCCGCAGTTTGCGCTCGGGTGCATGGACCACCCGCTCGGCGTCGTTCTGATCTGGCTGCTCTTCTCCTGGTACGTGCAGGGGATGCCGCCGACGACGTTCAACTCGTTCGGCATGTATTCGTACCCGTGGGGGCAGGAGCGCTCGGCACATTGGTGGTTCGCGCTGAACCTCTACGCCTACCTGCTCGGCATCCAGTGGGCCGACCCGAACCTGATCCGTGACTGGTGCGGCGGACTCAAGCCGACGCACAACAACGGCGGACTCGGGTGGCGGCCGCGCGACGCGCTGCGCTGGCACTTGGACAGCTACGTCGGCCCCGACTACGGAGGCAATGCGTCGACCGTGCAGTCACGCTTCGACTACATCGGCAGCCAGCCAACGAAGGAGTTCGGCCCGCACCTGCCGATCATGGCCGCTGGGACGAAGTTCAACTACAACGGGAAGAACTACAATCAGCTGGTCGCCGGGTTGCGCGGCTTCCATCGGTATATGACGCTCTGGAGCATTCCCGAGGTCATTCGCGCGCATGATTACGTCCAGCAGTTCGACTCGACGGAGTACCTGATCGACCCGAATCGAATCGCGTCGATCCGGACGTTCTCGAGGCAGCACACGCAACTCACTCTCGACACGGGATTGATCGACTTCTGACATGGGCGCCGTCATCACCAAGTCGGGGCAGACCCTCCTCCTCGCGGGGTACACGCGCGTCAACCTCTCGGCGCAGGACAGCTTCCAGACGGTCGCGACGGACGGGGTGCAGAAGATCCGGCGCTGGCTCTGGTCGATCAGCGACGGGTTCACGGCGAACGGCGCGCATACGAGCTGGAAGCCGATCGCAGGGCCGACGCAGATCACGTACACGGTCGTCCTGACTTGCGAGTTCAAAGACGGCTCGCCGAGTTCGACGGCGCAGACGACGATTACCGTTGCACCGACGCCGTCTTTCGCGGCGTTTACGAAGTACGTGAGCGCATCGACCGGGAGCGACGCGGGCGGGCAGTTCGACGGCAACAGTCCGGCCTTCCCATACAAGACGCTGCAGAAGGCGCGCGACGTCTGGACGAGCTTCCGCGGCGGCAGCTCGACTGGCTTCGCGCCTGGGCAGATCCTGCTGAAGAACGGCGATACGTTCCCGGCGACCGGCGCCGCGAGCTTCGATTTCGGGCCGGTATTCATCGGAACGTATGGCGCAGGCTCGGCGCCGATCGTCTCGCTTTCGGCCGGGTCCGAGTTCGCGCTCGGGTTCACGAATCACGACAACCTCTACGACAATCCGGTCTGGTCGAGCGGCATCAACTACGTTTATGCCACCGAGAACTCGAACAACCTGTTCGGCATGGGTCACGTCGCGACGCAGCTGGAGAACTCGGTCGTCACGAATGCCGGGATCTTCTTCACCGGTGCCGGGTCGTCGCTCTATGGCGTGACGCAGAGCAAGGGGTGGCGTTACGGCTGCTTCCCGTCGAGCACGTTCCTGTCGATCACGAACTCGAGCTTCGCCGGAAGCGGGCACGACTCCGTGTTCGACCACCAGATCTATGCGAGCAACGGTGTCGACCACTGCGGATTTGTGAACGTCACGACCGACGGCGCTGGCGCTGCGGGCGCCGCCGATGGGTTCAAGACCTCTGGCTGCGAGAAGCTCTATCTCGGTGATTGCACGGCGAAGAATTCGACGACGGCGTTCGATGTCGGCGGAAACAACGATCCCGAGGAATGCCTCGACCTCGTCTACGATCGCCCGACGTCGATCAACTGCGTGCAGACGGGGTTCTTCCCCGACAACTGCGATCGCGTGTCGATCCGCAACCCGCGCTCGTTCGGCGGGCTCGCGACGAGTGTGATCGACATGCTGAACTACGACCATGGGTCGAACAATATCGAAGTATTGGACGGGTCGTTCTCGAACTTCACTGGGCGATTCTTCCGGACGAACAACTCGAACTTCGCTGGAGCGATCATCGAGGACGTCGCAGCGAAGAAGGCGAACGCCGGCGTTTTCTATGACATTCCATTACTTTCGGACCTATCGAAGATTACTGCGAGGAACAACCAGTATTTCCGTGATGGTGGAGATTCGACCGGGTTCGCGATCGTCGCGGGTGTGACGATCTCTTTCTCCCAGTGGCAGACGGCGCCGTACAACATGGATGCCGGGAGTCATTTCGGCGACCCGCTATTCGTCGATCCGGCGTCCGACCTGCACTTGCAGACGGCGAGCCCATGCATCGATGCAGGCATGGATACCGGGATCGCGTTCGACTACGACGGCACGCAGCGCCCCCAGGGCGGCAGCTACGACGTCGGGGCGTACGAGTCGACGATCTCGTCCGGCGGCAAGTACACGTTCCGGCAGCAGGCGCAGACGTTCCAGGTCGGGACGACGGAGATCGGTTTCGAGAGCCAAGCGGCCGCGGACGCCGGCGTGCGGCAGGCCATCGCGGACAACCCGATCTGCGGACTGAACGGACTCGCGTGGGTCTACCCCGGCACGAATAACGCGCTGCCGAACCATCTCTTCGTGCGGCGCTTCAACCGATGGGAGCGCGGCAACAGTCCGTCGATCCTACTCTGGTTCATCCAGGCCGGCCAAGACGACGGCACCGAGGCGCACGAGACAGGGATCCCCGGCTACGCGACGGCGCAGGGGTACGACGCGACGCTGCAGGCGATCATGGATCGCTATGCGACCGACGTCGGCGACCCGACCATCTCGAGCAAGACGTCGCACTACGAGATCGTCTGGCGAAAGAAGCAGAAGGCGGCCGGTGTCCCGCCGCAGCCGGACCCGATCGTCATCACGGTCATCATTCCCGGCCCCATGACGGCGACGGTGTACGGCGGGACCAACTTCGTCCCGCTCAATCCGATCTGGTGCGAGACGGACACGACGGTCGTGGCGACGAGCGGGACGGGGAACATCCCGGTTCCACCGATCTGGTGCGAGACGTCGACCACGACGATGACCGTGAACTACGGATCGACCGTGTTCTACGTCAACGTGAAGAAGATCTACTCGAACTATCGCATCTTCCAGAACATGTCGATTCGCTCGCCGAGCGGCGATGGGGACTTCGCGCTCGACATGATCTTCTGCGACGCCGTGCTGTTGCAGATGGACTTCACAATCGAGGGCGGCGACCAAGGCATTACGCCGCAATCGATCTTCTGCGAGTCGGACGTGTCCGTCATGGACTCGCACGTCTCGAGCACGACGACGGCCGTTCCATTGCAGCCGATCTGGTGCGAGCAGGGCGCGTTCGACGTCATGGCGTACCTGCAGGTGAGCACGCTGACCTTCGTGCCGCTGTCCAGGATCTACTGCGAGAGCGCGGCACTCGGTCCGATCTTCAACGCCGGTGGCAACCTGCACGTCGCCTTGCAGGCGATCTGGTGCGAATCGTTCCTGCAAGCGATGTCGCTCACGAACAATGGCGCGATCGGAGCCACGCTTCAGGCGATCTGGTGTGAGACGTTCCTATGGGAAATGACGCGGACGAACGTCGACCCGCAGACGATCAACCTCGTTGCGGCCTCGTGCGACGCCTACATCCTGCCGATGGACGCCGTGACGGTTGCGACGCCGCAGGCGGTGAGTTCGGGGGAGCTTTCCGGGGACGTTGAGTTCGAGGAGGAGTTCTAACCATGCAGCTCGGCGCCCTCTTCGACTTCGTCCAGGACGACACGCTCTCGAAGGTCGAGACGGCCCTTGTGGACGAGGACACCGGCGTCGCCGTGGACTTGACGGGCGGCTCGGTGTCGCTGCGCTTCGTGTTCATCCGCCCGGGGGATCAGGCCGTCTCGGTGCCGCAGGACCGGGCGATGACGGTGACGTCGGCCGCGACGGGGGAATGTGAATACCAGTTCCAGACGGGCGAACTCGTGCCGGGGATCTTGCGGATCGAGGTATCGGCGACGCTCGCGTCTGGCAAGGTCATCACGACCAAGCGTTTTACCGAGTTCAAGGTTCGGGCTAGGCTTTAAGACCAATGCGATCATTGCGAAGGGCGAACCGGCTGCTCCTGACGATGGCCGGCCCGGCCACGTTCGAGGTCCCGTGGAAGCGGGACGTGCGCTACGTCATCTCGCTCTTCGAGGAGGACCAGGCGACCGGGCAGATCCAAGCGCTGAGTTCGGTCACCGTCACCAGCATCACCGCCACGGCGCGGGTGCGGCCGTACGCATCGGACTTCGTGCACTCCTGGACGCTCGCGCCGCAGCCGGCGTCGGTCTACGCCGAGCAGATCTGGGACATTGCTCCGACGGACCTGGACGAGCTCACATGGCGCCCCGGGCAGACGACGCAGGTGATCTTCGTCGACTTCGTGGCGGCCACGAACGAGTCGAGCGTGATCTATGCGCGCGGGCTCGAGGACGCCGACGGGAACTTCTCGTTCCCGCTTCGCGTGTCGCAGGCCATGAGTGAGGTGCCGTGATGCCGAAGGGGCAAAAGAAGCGGCAGCGCGTCGTCGCCCCGGGGATGCTCGGCGCTGAGGACTACTTGGAGCGCATCGCCGTCAATGGCATGTCGCGGCTTTCGCCGACGATCGTTGCCGAGCAGAAGGACTTCATTGATGAGATGGTGGCCGAGCAAGCGGCGAAGGCCGGCAGCCAGAACGCTGCGGGAGATTTCGAACCGTTGCTGCAGACGTATACGCTCTCGCTCTGGATCTATGCGTGCGTCTATCAGATCTCCAGCAATCTCGCGAACGTCCCGCTGATTGCCGAGGTCCGCGCGAAGAACTCTTCGACCTGGGAGGCCGCGCCCGATAGCGAGATCCAGCAGTTCCTGGACGCGCCGCGATCCAGTCTTACGACGCCGGACATGATCGAGCGGTCAAGCACGTTCCTCGAAACGTGTGGGAGTGAAGTCATCGTCGCACTGCGCGAGAGCGACGACCCGATGGAAACCAAGAGTGCGATTGTTGGCCTGCAAGCACTTCGGCCGTCGCGTATTTGGATTCGACCCGGAGGCGAGTTCATCGAAGAGTTCAAGTACGCCGTGAACGGCGGGACCATCCCGATTGCGGCCGAGAACGCCGAGCTGATTCGGTACGTCCATCCGCTGAACGATTATTGGGGCCTCTCGCCCATGTCGTCCCTGTCGCGCACCATCGACATCGACGACAAGGTCGAGGAGTTCTCGCTGTCTTCACTCGAGTTCGGCGGAATGCCGGACGTGGCGCTGGAGACCGACAAAGACCTCGGGCGTGGTAACGCGCGGCGCAAGCAGCTTACGTTCGAGCAGACGTTTCTCGGACCGAAGCGGCGCAGCGGCGTCGTGGTCTTGGACGGCGGCCTGAAGATCAAGCCGATCGGCCTGCCGCCGAAGGACATGCAGTTCCAGGACACGGCGAAAATCACGCAGCATCGCATTCTCGCGGCCTATGGCGTCCCGCCCGCGATGGTGATGGACTTCTCGGACGCCAGCGTGCTCGCCAACGCGCAGGAGCAGATCCGGCTGTTCTTCAGACTCACGCTCGCGAACAAGGCGAAGCGGCACGAGAGCGCCATCACGAAACTCGTGCAGCGGACCTACGGTCCGACGTTCAGAGTCCGCTTCGCCTTCGATCGAGTCGATCTCCTGAAGGACCAGGACAAGCTGCGCGATCAAAGCCTGAAGGACTACGAAGGCGGCGTGATCACGCAGAACGAGGCCCGCACGACGCGCGGGCTGGAGCCCGTAGACGGCGGCGACGACTTTAAGGCCCCGCCTCCGGCGCCGGTGATTGCTCCTGGGGGCGCTGGCGCAAACGACAACGCGCCCCCTCGCAAGCGCATGCACGCGACGCCTGAGTTCAAGGCGCTCGCGCGCGCGGCGTACAAGCGCTCGACGGCGCTCTGGACGCCGCGGCTGCGCAATTCGTTCCGCACGTTCTTCAAAGGCCAGCGCGATCGGACGCTCGCGAACTTCGAGAGGCAGGCGTCGGAACTTCATCAGCTCATGGGCGTGCGCAAGTCGGTGGACGATCCGCTGGACGAAACGATCATCTCGCGCATTTTTGACGTCGGCGCTGAGACCGAGAAGATGCTGGCCGAAGTCGGCCCGGTCTTCTTACTTGGCTTGCTCGACGGCGCGGCGACGAAGATCGACCAGCTCGCACCGAGTCTCAAGGTCGCTCTCAATCAATCGCACTGGGGGATCCGTAGCTTTTATGCCCAGTGGGGCGCGACGCGAGTCGTGGACATCAACGAGACGACGAAGCAGGCGATTCAAGAGGCCGTCGCCTATGGATTCGAGCATGGGTATTCGGAGCGGGAACTCTCGGAGGCCATTACGGCGAAGTTCCAGGATCTCACTCGCGGCGGTGACGGCGATCCTGAGCTTACTTCCGATTTCCCGGAGTACCGCCTGGAACGGATCTCCCGCACCGAGACGGCGACCATGCTGAACGCCGGCGCCTTCGAAGGAACGAAAGAGCTCGTCGCGAACGGGTCGAACGTCGTGAAATCTTGGCTCTCGTCGCGGGACAATCTCGTCCGCGACACGCACGCGCAGGTCGATGACGAAACGAGCGACGACCCGATCCCGTTCGCGCAGAAGTTCAGTAACGGTATGCAGTTCCCGAACGACCCGGCGGGACCGGCCGGGGAGACGATCAACTGCCGGTGTACTTTGATCGAGCAAGTCGTCGAGGAGGCGAGCGTATGAAGACGATTCTGAAGCGCCGGCCCGGCTTCTTCCTGGTCAGCAACGCCGGATACGCGACGGACCTCGGCCCCGAATGGCCGGACCTTGCGGAACTCACGCTGAAGAAGCCCCGCGCAGCGATCGTCTACGCGCGCGACAAAGCCATCGTACTCGAAGGCGGCAAGTTCGAGGACGCTCTGGCGGATTGCGAGTCAGCCATCGTCGCCAAGCGGTTCAAGGCCGGCATGGTCGGTCGCGCGATCGGGCGCTTCGGCGACTCGATCCTGTATGAGCGGACTGCGGACCTCTGCGCCGATGGATGCGAGGACGTCTCCGTGCTGCCGGTGCCGACGGGGTACGTCGGGGACAAAGAGCAGAAGACGCTGCACCTGCGGCTGACCAAGGCGGCAGGGCGCCGCGTTGAGGGGCTCGCGAGCACTCCGAACGTCGATCGGGATTATGACTCGATCGACCCGAGCGCGTTCAACGAGTCTCTGCCGGGCTTCATGGCGAACAACCCCATGATGCTGTTCAACCACAACAGCATGATGCCGGTCGGCAAAATCGTCGACTTCCGGGTGACGAAGGACGGGCTGTACGTCGTCGGCGAGATCGCGAAGGGGACGACCTGCGCGGACGAGTGCTGGTCGCTGATCCAGCAGGACGTGCTGCGGACGTTCTCCGTCCAGTTCATCATTCTCGAACGCGAGACGATCCAGCCCAAGGCGCCGCGGGCCGCGATGCCGTCGCCGGAGTATCCCGAAGGCACGCCGGACGAGATGATGCCGGAGGGCATGGGCGACGTCCCCGTGCGCCGGATCACCAAGGCCGAGCTGCTCGAAGTCTCGATCGTCTCGATCCCGTGCAACCGCGAGGCCGTCTTCTCGGTCGCGAAGTCGCTGAAGAACGGGACGGACGTCGTCTGCAGCGTCTGCCGTGCTGGCGAGACGTCGTGCGAGTGCGCCGAGTCCCGCGCCGTCGTGGACTACCGGAAGACTCGCACGGCGGCCGACGGCAAGGTCGAGCGCGGCCGGGACGCGATCGTGAAGGCGCTCGGTCGCGATGCCGATCGCATGTCTCGGCTGGTCGACCGGGAGGGGGTCGCCCAGTTCAAGCATCACGGCGTGCAGGACGGCGAGCTCGTGCTGGACGTGACGGCGCTGCGCTGTGCGATGGCGTCGCTCGTCGCCTACACGGACCAGGGGGCCGAGCCGCTGACGGAGGCAGAGCGCAAGGCGGCGTATCACCATCTGGCACGGCATTACGCGGACGCCGGGCTCGTTCCTCCCGAGCTCGGAAAGGGGCCGCGCCCCGAGGGCGCTGGGCACACGCTCGCCGGGGTCGCGGCCGTTTTGACGTTCTCGAAGGACGAAGGTTTCGAGAAGCGCGAATCGGTGGAAACGTGGGTGAAGGACCACGGATTCACCGGCAGCGTGCGCGACGACGGATCGAATTGGGTCGTCGGCATGCGCGGACGGGACGAGGACCGCAACGGGTCGTATGCGTTGGACAAGGGTGTGCTCGCGGTGGTATATCGTGAGCACGCTCCGAAGAAGGGAGCGGAACCAATGTCTGAAACGAACAAGGAACCTCAGCAGGCCGCGACGGCGAATCCCCCCGCAGCGCCCGTGGCTCCTGCGCCCAGTGTCCCCGCCGCTCCGGTCGCCGCTCCGGCGCCCGCGAAGGAGCCGGAGGCACCCCGGGAGGTCGAGATCGAGCTCGAGGATCTGAACGCATTGAGGCTCGCCGCGGTAGGCGGTGGCCCGGGACTCACAAGGGAGTCCCTCGAGCATGCGTTCGCGTCGATCGAGGTCGAACCGGCCTGAACGCGCGGGGGGAGTGACCCCCAAGGTGAAGATCAAGGTACTGGAGAAGGACGTCCTCTCCCTCGTTCAGGACGTCGCGAAGAAGCTCAAGGCAGGCGAGATCACGACGGCCGAGGCCAGTGCCCGGGGCACTGAAATCGTCGCCGATCATCCCGAGATCTTCAGCGTTGCGAAGGGCCACGCCTCCGGCGGCGGCACCGCGACCGCTGGCGTCCCGATGAACTGGTCGCATGGCGGCGACGCCGAGGACCGCAACGGCGCGGCGGCGGCTGCGGTCAGCGACCAGGATCTGATCCAGAAGTGCTACGAGGCGGTCATCAAGTCGCCCGTGGGCGGCGCCGAGCTCGACCAGATCAACGACAAGACGAGCCAGGCCGAGCACCAGGCACTGCACGACCTGCACGACGGGTTCACGCTCTGCGCCGCGATGCGGCCGGGCTACAACCCGCGCCACAGCAAGCACTGGAACCGCTACTCGCGGCTCGCGGGCAAGCTCACGCAGAAGGTCGCCGGTGAGAACCGGGTCCGCAAGATCCTGACGACCGGCGGCTCGCTGACGGGCGCCGACTTCATCCCGAACACGATGTCGGCGTCGCTGATCCCGTTCTATCGGCAGGCGCTGATGCTCGGGCAGCTGTTCAACCACGGCAGCATGCCGACGTCGCCCTACATCCTCCCCTTCGAGGGGATCGACATCAATCCGTACCTCGTCGCCGAGGCTTCGGATGACAACGTGCCGACGACCTCGAACCAGATCCCGGCGCGCACGCCCGCGACCGGCAAGATCACGCTGACGGCGGCCGGGCTCAAGGTGCGCTCGGTCGTGTCGAGCGAGGTCGAGGAAGACGCGATCATCTCGATGGTCGCCTACGTCCGTCCGAAGATCGGGCAGGCGATCGCGAACGGTGTCGACGACAACATCGTGAACGGCGACACGTCCGGCACGCACATGGACGCCGACTCGAACACCACGAGCGACTGGCGGCATGCGTGGCTGGGGCTGCGCAAGCTCACGGCGTCGGGCGCGAAGTACGACAACGGCCAGAACAAGCTGACCGTTGCGAAGCTGCTGAACGTGAAGAAGTCGTTCGGCAAGTTCGGGCAGCAGCCGTCCGACCAGACGATCATCCTCTCGCCGATCGGGCTGATCCACGTCTTCGGCGACACCGCCTTCTCGCGCTGGGACGCGATGGGGCAGATCCCGCCGATCGTGAACGGCCAGGTCGGCACGCTGTTCGGCACCCCGGTCGTCGTGTCGGGCTACGTGCGTGAGAACCTGAACGGCAACGCGGTCTACGACGGCTCGACGACCGGCAACACGATGGCGCTCATCGTGCACCGGCCGTCGTTCATGATGTGGGACCGCCGGACCATCACGATCGACGCGATGAAGGACATCCAGACGGACAAGTACACCCTCGTCGCGACGTGGCGCGGGACGTTCGCTCGCATGCAGGCGGAGCAGACCTCGCCGCAGACGAGCCGGAACGTCGGCTACGTCTACAACATCCTGACGACGGGCACCTTCTAAGCCGCCTTCCCCTTCCTCGGGCTCGGCCAGGATCTCGGGCTTCGACACCCCGGGATCCTGGCCCGGGCTTGCGGGATGGACCTTCATGCCGATCGTCACCGAAGCCTTCCCGACTCTCGCGCAGGCGCGCGCATTCCTGCGCCTGCGCGACCAGGACACGGCGGGCGACGGGCTCTTGACCGACCTGATCAACGCGGTCGCGCAGTATTTCGAGAATCTCACGGGGCGGCGGCTCAAGCGCCGCGACTACACGAACGTCGTCGTGAACGGGACGGGCTGGACGAACCTCTTCCTGCCCGAGTACCCGGTGACTTCTGTCTCGAGCGTCAAGGCAGACATCCTGCGCGAGTTCGACGCTGCGACGGCGCTCGTCGTCTTCGACGGAACTGGCACTCAGGACACGCACGACGTCGTGATCGTGGACGACGGCGTCTCGGGCGAGATTGCGCTCGTGAACGGCGACATCTGGCCGGACGGCCCTGGCACCGTGCTCGTGTCGTACACGGCGGGCTATAACGCCGACTCCGAGTCGGACCTGACGCAGGCGCAACTCGTCGCCGTCGCCGAGCTCTGGAACCTCGCCGGCCGCGATCCCACGATCCAGACGTTCAGCATGGGCGGCGTTAGCCAATCGCTCGCGAATACGCCCGGATCGGCACGGGTCAATGCAGCAATCGCCGCCTACAAGCGCGCGAGCTTCGAATGAGGATCGCCCTACCGCGCAGCGTGATGACCGACCGCGTGGACATCCTGCGCACGCCGCAGGCGGTCCAGGACGGCGAGGTGAACTCCGTGGGCGAGGGCGTCGTCGAGTTCGACGTGCCGTGCAAGCTCGCGACGGTATCGGCCTCGCGTGCGACGACGCTGCTCGGCGTCTTCCAGCAGAACGCTTTTGAAGCCTTCTTCGACGGCGAGGTATCGATCGAGGCGAATGACGTCGTGCGCGTGCGGACCAGCGGCAATCGCTACATCGTCAAGGTCGCGCGGCCGTTTCCGTCGCCCGAGGATCGGCAGATGGTCGTCTGCGAGCTCGCGCAGGACGAGTCGGCCGTGAAAGCGCCGGTGCAGTGATGTTCCAACTCACCATCGGCGTGCAATCGAAGAAGGTTTCCGACCCGAACTTCCCGAAGGTTCTGCAAGGAGCGATCACGCGGCGCCTGCGCGAATGCGGCGTCGATCTGCGGTCCTATCTCAAGGCCGATTCTCCGCACGACACCGGACTGCTGCGCAATAAGAACGACTATGCCGTGGACGATAAGGCGCGAAACCTCGTCGTCTTCAACCGGGCGGGCTATGCCGCCTACGTGCACGAAGGGCGCGGGCCTGGCAAGCGTCCGCCGATCGAGGCGCTGATTCCATGGGCGCGGCGGCACCTGGTCAACTCGCGCATCACGCAGGCGATCGCGACCAAGGCGGTCACGGGCGCGTTACCGCGCGGCGGCATGCGCAAGGTCGCGACGAAGGACGAACTCAAGCAGGCACGCGCGCTCGCGTTCCTGATCGCGCGCGCGATTGGTCGCCGAGGCATCAAGGCGAATCCGTGGTTCGACCGGATGATCGAAGGCAAAGGGCTGCCACGCATCGACCGCGCCGGTAGCGAGATCGCGAAGGACATCGGTGCCTCGGCGGTCGAGTCGGTCAAGACCAAGATCGTCGACGCGTTCAAAGGATTCGCCACGTGACCGTCACCAGCGGCGCGGTGATCCTGACGACGACAATCGGCGAGGAGCTCGCGCGCCTGATTCGCGACGGCATGAGCTCGAACCTGCGCGTCGCGCAATACGGCGGGCTCGAGCGGCTCGCCAACGCGCCGAACTGGGACGCGCTCCTGCCGTGCGTCTTCGTCGATCCGCAGGAGGCGACGTACGCCGAGGAAGGTGGGCTCGACATCGGCAACCTGCAGCCGGTCGTGACCGAAAGCTACCGGATCATCCACTTCTTCCGGTACTCGGATCAGGACGACATCACGGCGAAGGCTGCGGAGAACGTCGAAGCGATCCTCGCGACGCTCACGGCGGACGCGGGACTG